TAAAGAAGAAATTAGGAACTCCATTTGCTGTTCCAAAGAATGCATTAGAAGTTTTAGTACCTGCTTGGTCTACACGATAAGGAGTGATTGTTCCTTTTTCAGTGTTATAATCTGTAGTAAAATCTAATACAGAAAACTTTGTATTATTAATGAATAATGCCCATTGAGCAACAGTCATTCTATTTGCTGTTGAAATTGCAGATATAGCAGTACCTGCAGTGTCAGAAGCTCCTACTCCACCTGCTGTAATAAAAGCATATCTACGATGCCATACGTCACGTTTTTCTAAACGCTTAAACTCTGGGTCATCTGTTGGCTCGTTTCTAAATTTCACTGCTAAGGTGAAGAATGGGTCTCTCTTTGGTTGTAATTCAGAAATTCTAACGCTTCCTAAATTAAATGAGCGTCTAAACTCATTGGAAGGTACATCGCCTGCACCAGTTCCGCCAGTAGCGCCTAAATGACCAACATGAGAAAGACCAAGTACATTAATTAATGTTGACATGATGTTTTATTTTATGTTGTGTTTTGTTATGAGAAGATTGAGGCATCTGACGATGAAGTCAAGAATTGCATAAATACATCTTCCTTAGTTGTTTGTGGAACACCACCGCCATTTTGTGAACTTCTTCCGATAGTTCTAGCAGCATTTGATTGTTCTTTAAACGGTTTAGATGCTTCTTTTTTAGCATTTTCGATGATTTTGTCTTTATTAATTAAATAATAAATATCATCTAATGTGATTTTGTAGTTTTTTGATTGCTCAATCATGCCATCAAAATCATCATCTGTAATGCCATACTTGGAAACGAATGCTTTCTTTTCGTCTTCGCTTATGCCAGGTTTGGAATTTTCGGAAGTCTGTTTTGGAGCTTGTTTAGCATTTCGTCTATTAGCTATTTTTTCTAAGACTTTAGCATCTTTCGATGTTGGGTCTGCTAATGCGTTTTCTAAATCAAACTGGAATCCATCTTCCAAGTCAAGAGACTTCATTAGTGCTTTACGTTGCTCTTCAGGATTAGTGAAGTATCGTTCTGCCATATCCAAAAAGCCTTCATCATTTATCATGGCTTCAAGCATTGGTAAGACAGGTTCAACTTCTCTAAGCTTGTTTACAGCTTCAGAATTGCTACCTAATTTTTTCTCCAACTCAGTGTATGACTTAATTAAATCATCCACGTCTTTGAATTTTCCAAGAATCTTATCATCTTTAGGGTTCTCGTTCTTCTTTGAAGCGTTAGAATTATCCTGAACGATAGATTTGGAAATGACTCCTTTATCAGTCATGATAAATTCGTCTGTTTCTAGTAATGCAAATGCAGTGTTTAAGTCGTTGCCTAAATCTGGTTCTTCATCACTTTGAGAAGATTCTTCGAATGCTTCTGCTAGCTTTGTAGTATCATTTTTAGGTGTTGCTTTTTCATCTGTGCTTGCTTCCATTTCTGAGGCTTCGACCTCATCAAATGAAAAACTAGTAAATTGCTTTGACATAATAGTACCTTATTTTTAGTTGTTTGTCAAGTATTTATTTACTTGTGTTAGTCGATTTATTTTGAAGTCTGACCTTTTCATTTTCCAAGTCCTGTTTAGTTAAGAACTCTTCAACTTTAGCTTTCATTCCTTCTCCATCCATTTTACCCTGCTTTAATAATGTAGATAATTCAGCTATAAATCTAGCCTTCTCACCTTCAATATCAATTGCAGCTTCGTAAACTTTTTGTGTAATTCTTGTGCTGACTAATTGTCTTTCAAGTATTTCACTTTCTTTTTCAGCTTTCTCTAATGACTCAGTTAATTGCTGAATTTGCCCTTGTAATTGTTGTAATGAACCAATCTTTTCAACAATTGCTTTCTTATTAGGCAAGTCAGTCTTGTACAATACAGTCTCTTTATCAATGATTCCCATCTTATAAAGTTCCATGTACTCTTCAAGTTCAGCCCATCTATTAATTAACAATGTACTACCACCAACAAATTGAATGTTGTATCTAGTTTGTTGCTCATCATAGAATTTGGCAATTCCTTCTTCGGTAATCTGATTCAATGTAAATAATTGTACAGATTCTGGGTCTTCTGGAGTTGCAATCGAGATTACCTTTTCAGTTCTATACAAATAAGTAGCATAATCATCAATGATTTTACCAGTTAATGTAAGAAATTCATTCAATATATTAGTAGCAAATCCTCTGATACGTCTAGTACCAAAATCATCACGAGCCAATAAACCACGATATGGCTCTCTACCTGACATATCTCCTTGACCTTGCATATAAGCATTCATACCACTGATATATTCCATATCTGCAACGCCTTCTTTAGCAATCGTATAGAAAGCATTATTAAGTGGTAATGGTTGAACAGCTGTAGGTGGTCTTCCAACAGAATCAGGATTATACTCAAGAACCGCACCAGGAGTTGATGATTGCTTAGCAAATTCTTCTCCGTTTGTTATAGTTCCTTTTTCAGCTAACCATCTAGGAACAGATGATAAGTTAGCATGATGAATCATTATTTGGTGAGATTTATTAACTTCTTCCTGCTTACCTACTAAATCCATAGCGGCAGACATTGGATATGGATTTCCAACGTGTCTGTAACAAAGTGGTATTACAGGATAATTATCTCCAGGCATTTCAACATCGTCTTCAATTAGTAAATCACCAATTAAATGACTTCTGAATACTTTAACCTTGTAATACTGAATAACATCAATAATAGACTCTTCAGGAATAGCATCTTTAATCTTCTTCCAATCTTTAAGTGGCATTTTAGAATGCTGAATCTCTCCTTCAAGTTTATACATTACCCTTACGTATGCAACTTTTCTTTTCTCATAATACTCATAGTATCTGAAAAACTCAACAGCTTCTCCATCCTTAGAAATACCATCGTCAATATCATATGAGTGAACAGGAGTAGGAGAAACAAAATTAAATAGCATTTTATCTCTATCGTATTCTCCAGTAATCTTAAGTATATCAACCTCAGTTAATTCAGGAAAATCAAGCATCAACTGTTCTTTGGTTTTAAATCTACTTATCATTAAGAATGAAGCGTCAGAAAAGAACGGGTCTCTTGAATGAGGGTCTACATATACATCCCATGGTTCAATAGTTTCAACTGTTACTTCTCCTAATCCTTCATCTCTATCAGGGTCAATGCCTATATGAAAGTATCCCATTCCTTTTGTTAATGAATCTCTAACACATTGAGAAAGCTTAGATTGACCTTTAGATTCTTTCCATACATACTGTGCCATAGTAGCATGTAAACTTGCTAATTCGCCATCTGTTCCATCAATTCCAACTGCTTGCCATCTAGGTGTTTTTGCAGTTAAAAAGAACATCATTAACTCAATCTGTGGAGTCATTTTGTTTACTATAAAAGTAGGCATCTTCTTCTCTTTTAAAGCATTATACTCTTCAATAGTCATTTGATTTCCTAAGAAGAATGAAAATGCTTTTTGAGATGAATATAGCCAATTCTGTCTCTGAGAGTTTTTAAGTCTCTCATATAAGTTCTTTATTCTATCAGCTTTTGCTTTTTTGTTTTCCATTTATTTATGTTTTAAATTGTCTTCCAATTATCTCCAGAAGTATTGTTCTCATAGAATCTTTGAACTTCCCATGGGTCTAATATTCTGCCTTTCTTTTCTTCTACCTTCTCTTTATCAGGAGCATAAGAAATTCTCTTAGACATCTCTAATGAATCAAGTAAATCTATATACTTTGCATACTCACCAAATGTAACTATTTCAGTTTCAAGACGAGATTGTTCATATCTTATATAAACTTTACCTGAGTTTAATACTGTTACTAATCCATTATAAATCCTATCTATTTTATTAGTTGATTCATGAGATAAGCCCATTATATGAACTTTATCATATTTAACTGGATTCTTATCTTTTAAATATGTTATACTATTAAAAACTCCAGAAGATAAAGCTGTTTTCTCTGCTCCTGAGCGTGTAGTATTATATTCTAATGATAAGTCTAATAACATATTAGATGTACCTAGATTTTTACCATCACTTTCAAGTGCTATATCAGGAAGATTTTTAGCATTATATGTGTATAATACATATATGTTTTTATCTTCATCAATAGCAATAACATTAATAGCTGTATCAGATGAT